TACTTCTGATATGGTTACTACAAACGCCAGCGACGTTAGGAACGCTGTCCATATCATCAAAATGAGTAATAATCGTATTTTCTGAATAATCTTCTGCATGTTCATGTGCCCACATCCATCCTCTATTAGTTATTGTGTAGTAATCTATGTCGTTCCATAATGTATGGATATGTTCATTTCTGAACAACTTATCAAAAGTTTTCCACGTTTTCGGGTAACATATGTATTTTTCTTGTTCTAAGAACCCTTCAAATATCGGATACTGTTTTACTTTACTACCCAACCAAAAGTTCCCATCTTCATACCAAACATCCAAAAAAACATAATATCCATATTGAAGGGCGATATCTACATACTGTGGGTTATTTTCGAACGCAGGATGGGCCCCATCAATATTCCCACGATATGATATAAATTTCATTTATGTATCCAATCCTCGTGTCCAGATATTATCTGTTATATTATATTCGCCAACTTTTATATTTTTTAATTCTGATTTAGCCGAATAATACGCATCAGTTTGGTTTTGTGTTACGTTGGTATCATGGCCCCTTATCAGCGATGTGTAAGCTAATAAAGTTTCCGGCACTCCATATTTTTTCATAACAGGAACCACTGCATGAATAACATGAGCGTTTATTTCTGTACTATCGGCACATGCCCTATACATCCCATCATTCATATTAACTTCTACATTGACATACTCCCAATGCTAAAGCAATTGGGATTCTAGCGTCAACAAGGACTGCTCAGAATTACTTCCAAGTCTTTTGTCCTCTCTGCTAACAGTCGATGCCCCGACTGTGTTTTTTGTATTTGCATTTGAGATTGTCCCAAGTGCATAATTTTTCAAGTTGATTGCAGCGTTCAAGTCTCTGTTGTGAATGGTTCCACATTCTTTGCAAGCCCATTCTCTATCTTTGAGTTGTAGTCCGATGTTAACGACACCACAATCAGAACAAGTCTTACTACTTGGAAAGAATTTATCGGCCAAGACAAGTTTGGTGCCAAGTTGTTGTGAGAAGTATTTAACATAACCAACGAATACACCGAAGCTTAAGTCGCTCATTTTACGACCCCAAATTCTTTTCATTCCTGTTAGTGTCAAATCTTCCAGGCAAATAACATCGAAGTCAAGACAAAGTTGTCTAGCAAGTTTCATCAAATAATCCTTGCGTTGGTCCGCAATTTTTATGTGAATTCTAGCTACATGTTGTTTAGCTTTTAGTCTGTTGTTGCTTCCACGTTTCTTGCGAGATAACGAGCGTTGTCTTACTGCCAGTTCTTTATGAGAATGTTTGAAATACTGCGGAGACTTGAACTCTGTTCCGTCAGAACTAGTGAGGAAGGTCTTTAGACCAAAATCAAAGCCAGCGATTTTACCTGTCTCGACTCTTGTTTGATGGTCCTCTTCGTCACTTGTGTTCACAACAACGAAATAGAGATAAAGTTCTCCAATTGAATTACGTTTAATTGTTAGAGTTTTTATTTGCCCAAGAATATCTCGGGACCTGTGAAAGCCGTAAGTATGCTTTCCTATTCTAAGTTGATTGGTTTCTTCAAATAGCTTATATCCCGCTTGCTTCAACGTGAAAGATTTATAGTTTTTAAATTTTCTAAATCCTGGCGGAGAACATTTTCGCTTTTTCTTTATGTTAGAAAAGAACAATGTATAACTACGGTCAATACGTTCAACTACATCTTGAATTGCTTGCGAAGGTAAAGTTTTCCAGTAAGCTTTACTGGAATGTCTATTTTTGATTTTTGTGAGATGCTTCATCAATTGAAACTTGTTCAAATGCTTTTTGTAAAGCGAATAGTATCTGTTGTGAAGCGCAATTGAGTGATTGTATACACCAGCGAAGCGGTCAATTTGACTATAAAGAAGCTTATTTTTCTTGTCATTTTTGTATAACTTGAATTTATATGTCTTAACAACAGTCATCCGATATCACTTGTTTTTTTGGTCCATAATATATTGCTTTACTACTTCAAGTGAAACCGAACCAACTGTGGATATAAATTTTGATCTAGTCCAAAGTGACGGTAGTCTACTTTTTATTGTCGGAAATTCTTCACGAATAAATCTTGAAGTGATACCTTTGATGCGACCAACCGATTTATATATTCCAAACTTAGGGTCAGTCGATTCAATCAGCAAATGCACATGGTCTGGCATAATTTCCAATTCAATGATCTTATAATGAAATTTATCTTGATATTCTAGAATAAGTTCTCTGGTTCTTAGTTCTACAGCATCGACCAAAACAGCCCGTCTATACTTTGGACAGAATATGACATGATATTGACAACTATAAACAAGTGACTTCTTTTTAGAATATTCTTTTGCTTTATTTGTAATTTCCATTAGATTGTGTTATCTTTTCTATAAATAGGTAACTTAATTTTCAAAATTCATCCCAACTATAAATAAGATGGGCTTTCTTTTGAATCAATCAGTAAAGCAATTATCTAATATGTTCTTGTAAACATCTAAATCAGTCATAGTGTTTCGTAGAAATTGTTTTGTTTTCGTTGCCTATCAATTGTCTTTGGGTGTCTGATTGCTAGCGCTTCTATTAACGGTAAATTGGATGATGTAGTATATCCGGTGAGTTGTTCATGTACCTTATTTTTCCATTTTATTTCTGGTGTATTTTTGTATGTCCGGCATTGAAAATCGGGCCAGTTAACCCACCCATCTGAATTCACATTCCATCCCCATTTTTTAACATCGGCATCCGTTAACCCATCTACAGTATTTATACGAGGGACCCAAATTACATCTATTTCACTATTTTCTTCAAGTATAGTATGAATATTTGCCAAGAATACTTCTGATACGTATTCATCTGCATCAAGTTGTACAATCCAATCCCCACTGCACTTACTATTCAGGTAATTTTTATGAGATGCAAAATCGCCATTCAAACTATGAACATTTACGTATTCACCGAAAATATCATTGTGAGTCGATTGTATTTCTCTGTACGTATCCATTACTTCATCGGTCCACCCATCATCATCAAATAGCACTACAATTTCATCATTTGGTTCTATATTATTAACAAGAATAGATAGTAACCTATCCAACTCTTCATGTTCATTGCAGACCGGTATTGCGTAACTAATTTTAATCGAATTGCTCATCTTGCTTACCGAATTTTTGTCGTTTGCTATAATCATCCCATTCCCGACCGGTCCGTAGGAAATTTGCCTTTTCTATATCCGTTAGTAATTCACGTCGAATCGTACTACCAAGGAATCCAAGCTTTTGTAGGTCGGGCACCAATATACGAAGCGCTTTAATACCACCCATATTGTATGTTCGATATACATTTCCGCCACTGAGCAACCCAGATGGTCTAACTACATTTTTATAAAAATATTGAGCAGTTTGATCCATGCCTAGTGTTGGCATTTTCAATGGAAGTTGATATTCGTTCATTCTAAGCGCTTCATCATACACACCATAGGCAATCGCCTTTTCATATCTATCAACAATAGAGTCTGAAATTACCAATCTAAAGTGTTTAGCCAATTCATTTGGATTTACTTCATTCAATTTTAAACAATGAAGCTTCTTATTCCACACTCCAATAGAAAAAACTACTCTAGATTTAGAGTTTCCATAGTTAAATGATAATAGCTGACCTGGATATATGGATGTTATACGCTTAGTAACTTCACTGATAATGGTTCGCTTATATAAGTTGTAGTAGTCAGCCATATTAATGTCTCTTTAATTCAAATGCTACAACCGTAACCCAATTATTTTCATTCATGCGAGGATAATGTTTCAATAGAGCATCTTTCAGTTGTTTAAGTGTATCAAATCCATATCTTTTTGCGTCTATAATATCCAATTTACGAGCAGGTACATATTCAACCTCTTCTATTGTAATTGGGATATGCACACCATCCGCTACAAAAAAAGCATCTCCTAAATTATATTTACGTCTACCAAATCTAATTATTTGTGTTTTTTACCTAGACTGTACCAACGGAACATATTTTGGATCTAACTTAATTTGTTGCATATTAACTTGTCATTTTCAATTTTGGTAATTTCAATTCGGGAAGCACGAGCTCTTTGTGTTCCGTTACCTTTACATTTTCTTTCATTAATTCATCAAATTTATCATGCATAGCCGATAATGAGAACTTCTTTCGTTTATCCCTTGCCAGCTTCTTTGTCTTTTCTGTAACGCCCGAATAATCATCATATACCGCATTGATTAACTGTGCGGCTGCGTTATAGTCAACTGTGAACCAATTTGATTCTTTCAGTAGAAATTTATTCCTTGCAGACTTATGAACCTTTTCCATTTTACCACCAACCAACTCTGCATAATCTGATAGGAAGTCAATATGACCTGACCAATTAGATGCAATGATTGGTTTTCCAGTAAACATAAATTCCTGAAGCGGGCGGCCATATCCTTCTCCCTTTGTGAACGATACCATTGCCTTAACCTTTGGATGATTGTATAGAGAGTTCATTTGATCATCTGTGAGATCTCCATGTAAGAGATAAACATTTGGTAAATCTCCAGACATTGATTTCTTAATTGCATCAATTCTATTTGCCAATTCTACTCTATCTATTATAGAGAATGTTGCTCTACTGGATTTTATTATAAGACCCGGTTGATTCGGTTTGTTCTTAAATACGGTAAGAAGTGTTTTGATCATCATACCAACATCTTTCCTATCATGTCCAATTTCACCTTCCAACCAATGTCCTACAAATAAATAATTGAAATCTTCTTCAATACCATCCATTTGCAATTCTAGTTCAGCATCGGGATTGTACTTATCATTATATACCGAAACATCTGAACCTTCAAATAACACTTCAACCGGCGTATCAACTTGGTACATTCCAACAACCTGTCCCGTTTGTTTGTGTTGTTCCTGATATTTACTATTCAACATGGTTGTTTTGGAATGTTCAGACGGAACAAGTATCAAGTCCATATTATTACACCCCTTTACCCAATCGATAGGCATTACGGTAGTTTCTATACCAGCGGTAATACCAATGTTATATTTTCCAATTTTCTGGAATTCATTAGGAACTGATACTTGTATCCAAATATCAGGCTGTTGGCTGATAGATTGCGTTAGAATTCGATCTAAAATCAACCTATCATTTTCATTTTCAGGATTCAATGCATTCATTGGGCAATTTCCCCAGCGCATTGATATTATTTTGACATCATACCTATCCATTTTAATTAAGGATAGTGTTAGGTCTCTGGCGTGGCTACCATATCCACTGCGAGTAGCGACTGGTCCTGATATTACGCATATTGGTTTATTCATCTGTTTAATCTTAGTTTTACTTCATCTACAAGTTCTTCTACTGAATCGACTTGCTTAATTCTTTTCCAATCACATGTGATCTGTACATTTCCTTTCCTATAAAACCCATCAGGACAACACACAACTAATTTATTAGGATACATGCCGCCGAACAGCCCAAGTTCAAGAAGTGTAATTGGTGATTTGGTATCTGGATCAAAATACATAATAATCATATCACATTTATCCTGTGCTACCAATTCCCAAAGAACCTGGCGGGTGAATTGATTATCACCTGGAGTCTGGTCCCACGATGAATCCCAATCATCTCTGTGAGGGTTTAATATTAGTCCATCTTCATCTTCTAGGATACGTTCTACTTTTTCTTGCCAATTTTCTGCCTTCCCCATTTCAATAGAGCCTGCCAAGAATATAGAGAAATTTTCTGATAGTTCCTTTGCAAATGGATCTACTGCTTTAATTACTTTCATTTTTGCTACACCTTATATAATTTAAACCGGTCAAGCGGTTCAAAGTTTTCTAATGTTTCTTCTATTCCCTTACTTAAAACTTCACACATGTAATCTTGATTAAGAATTCCATTTCGTACCCAATCGCTCCCAACCATACCACACTTCTTTCGTTCGACTGGGTCCATTTGGTGCCAAAACTTAATAGCATCTGCTACTTCTTCAAAATCAACTCTATCATCAAAAATATACGGAGTCGGAGGAGATCCATTCAATGATCGTACTCGAGACCATACAGGCTTCACCCATTCACCATGATCAACTTTATTTTCCCATTTCCTCCAATCATGAAGCGAACGAATTTCAATGTAATCATCCGCTGTTAGTTCTTTACCATCAACCGAAAATCCACATTGATCTTGAAGTCCACCTGTAACATTTACTATTATTGGAGTTCCAGCCGCAATTGATTCACATGTTGTCAATCCAAATCCTTCATTGTTGGCAATGTTAACTGTCAAATCTGCTATGTTGTGGAGATAGTTCATTCGTACTTCATCCATATGCCCGGCAGAAAATACTACATCATAGTCTTTACATAATTCGTTTTTGACTGCGTATAGATCAGTACCGTTATCATCAACAGGCTGTGTGTGCATGATCAATAAACACCTACCTGCTTCATCTTTGGGTAGTGAATCACAGAAAGATTTGTACGCCAGTATGACATCGCCTGGCACCTTTCTTCTAATGTTTCTGTTTATCCACAGTATTATAAAGTTTCTATCCTTGCCGCCTGAACTCTTTATTAGTTCATCTCTAAATGAATTTAACTTAGTTACTTCTTCACTTTCTGTTATTGGATAGTACCAATTAAAATTCATACCATGCGGGCAATAATATACCCTCGCATCTCGTTTGTCGCTTGTAACTTGTTTCATTATGTAATATTTGATGTTGAAATGATATTCAATTCGTCGCCGAACTTGTTTTCCAATACTCTATTTACAATACCATAAGTCTGTTTTGATATACAAAACAATGAATCACACGATGCATAATAATTTGAATTGTATGTTGGATCGGGAACATCATCCCAAATCGTGAGAAACGTTAATGGTAATTGTTCACGTATTTCATGTGCCATTTCATACAGCCATATCCAATATCGGGGATCTGTAAAATGTACTATTATATCAGGACGTTCTGTATTTATCAACTGTCGCAAAATATCACCGTTTCCATATCCCGAGTTCGCTAACACTCTAACACTGGCATCTTCTACTCCAGTTTTCTTCTGGACATCTGGACTGATATCTATCATCTTTCCATGTTCAGGGTGCTTTATTGCTGCTCCGAGTTGTATCCAATCATATTTGTGTACAGTACCCATTACCAATTGCCTACTTACTGTGGCTATTCCAGAAGACATTCTGTTTTCGCAGGTCATCGCTGAGCAAGAGAATTTTTCTTTTCTCCTTTGGTTGCTCAACGTGACCTGCAGTAACCTCCTTACTGTTTTTCATGTTTTTCATGTTTTTCAATGTTTCGTCTACCGCCAAAATAATGATATGGTAATCATATCCACTATCAATGGCGGATTTATTTCTTTTTTAAAACGAACCGCTTATTTCAAGTTCGGTTGTGCTATCTATTTTGTTTCTAAATTCTGTATCTGTTTCATATAGTAATATGGAACGATTCACTACTTCCTGTAGTGAGATACCTTGCTGTAACGCAATCATCTTAAAGTTACGATATATATTCGTCAATAACTTTACACTCGTCAGCTTTGTTTTTTCATTTAATCTTGCCATTATAACAATCTCGTTTGTTTCATATATAAGTATATAAGATTGTACTTTTCAATCAGCACCCGAACATAATACTTTATGGAAATCACACCAATCACAATGCCGTCCCGGCTTCTTAACATAATCTTTATCTATGTATTCACCACCATCATCAAAAACTTCATTGACAAACCAATTGAATTCAGATTTAGCCTGTCCTTGTTTGATTTTTCCACTTGGAGGTGAAAACTTTGTAATACGATGAACAGGCCATTCTTGTTCTTCTTCCGGAGGAACGATACGCTTCATTATATGAAACTCAACGGATATGGTATCAATGTCAACATTGTACTGATTAGAATACCACACCTTATATAGAATTATCTGATTCTTTTTAGATTCATCATTCTTTTGCCACTTCGACCATCCTGTTGTTGATGTTTTCAAATCGATGATAATTGTATTTCCCTTATCATCTTCAAGAACAACGTCGATGAACCCAATAACATTGACATTCTTTCTAATTTCTGCCTTTACTGGAATTTCAATACCAACGAGTTTACATCCTTTCTTCTTGAAGAATTTACGTAAATTACTACCGCTCTTAAACCATCTAATAATTTCTACACCCTGCCAATAGAATTCTTCTATTTCTTCACGAGTACATACAAATTCACCATCGGGTAATTCAGCGTTGGCCTTGTTGAATTCATCAACAAGATTCATTTTCAAATCCGCTTCAAGATCCATATTCCTAGCAGCGGTGACGGTGTTGTTATAATATACCTCTAAAAATGATTGTACAGTTGTATGGACCGCCGATCCAAAAATTGCATGAATTCCTGATTTTGTCTTGTTTTTATCAATATATTTCAGTTTGTATTTCTGTGGACATGATGAATATGTTGAATATTGTGAATAACTAACCCTTGCCAAATCTATACCTTTAATTTAAGTTTCTTAATCTTTTTTGGTTCGACTCCATACATTCCACACAACTTCATTATGACTAAATGACCAGAGTCTGTTCCATATAATATATCAAGATAATCATTTGCGTTTAGTACCGAACATTCAAAATGATGCTTGACATATTCGACCAACCAGCTTTCGTATTTATTTTCCTTTTTGCCCTTCATATATTTGAGATACCGGCGTTTCTTGGGTATAACACCTATCAACACTCTATACAACAATTCAGGTTCTAATGTCTGAACTATAGGTTGCAGTTCCGCTATTGTATCTACAAAATCTGGTTCCATCGATAAAAACCGAAGGACCATATAATTTGACCAGCTTTTAGTATCTCCATTCGTCAGCTTTTTCCAATAATCCGGATCCTGATATTGGGTTATTTGATTCAGGTGTTGAAATAGGCTTTTCGGCTTTGCCGCCGAAGATTCTTTCCCAGTTTGTTTCATATTTCTTTATATTTGTTGGGCGACGTTTGTCACCCTTTCCATTCTGACTCATCACAATATAGTATCAATGAGCCCATATTCCAGGCAAGTTTCAGCATCCCACCATAAATCATGCTTCATTATTTCATCTAACTTATCAATTGGAACATTTGCATATTCAATGTAAAGGTTTTTAATCATAGAATGAAGCCGATCAAGGTTCACCTTTTCATCTTCAATTTCGTCCATCTTTCCCCAAAATGAAGATGATAATTGATGAATCAACATGTATGAATGTCTGTACATGTATCTGTTTTTACCGACAATACTGAAAAATGTTCCGGCTGATGATACGTAACCATCAACGTATGTATGTACTGGAGAATTACAATTCAATATTGTATCCATAGCGGATATACCAGCGAAAACGCTGCCACCAAATGAACTAACATAGAGCTTAATTGGAATAGAATCCACCCCATATGCCAAAGCTTCTTGCTGTAATTTTACATCCAGTTTTCTAATTTCAGTATTAAATTTAGCCACCGATTCGGATGTAACATCTGAACAAAACTGAATGATGTTCGCATCAATACTTATATCACTATTTGATATTTTTAGTGGTTCATTTGTTTCCAAGTCAATAATACCCCAGTGGGCTGTATCTTTTGTATTATTTTTTATCATGATTTAATTAGGTGAAAAATCATCTTTCATTCCATCGGGCAGTAATTCTGATAGTACAGAACCACATTTAGCACACACCATCAATTCAACAGGAACAATGGCGTCTTGATCGGTTGCCAACGCTATCCTAGATAGTCTCTTAAATGCAGATGCTGGAAGAAACATAGTTCCTCCACAGTTATCAGTCTTACATTGTAAATATTCAGCGCTGTTTAGAGCAGTTGCTATTTGTTGTGGAGTTGGTTGATTACCTTGGTGTGGGGGAGACCCCATATCTTTAATGTTCATTTGTTTGTTTATTTAAATTTATTTGTTATCGTATTTCTGATAGTATTTGGATGATGCACGCCATGAACGAAATTTCTTTGTCAACTACCAATGCGTCTTGAGCCTGTCTATCAGCCAATATCAAAATACATGTTGTTTGTTTTCCATCAGCGTATGTATCTACTTTATCCTTCAATAACGTATACATATCTGAAAAATCTCTGATAGAATTATCTGCTATGATTTGTCTAATCTTAAAGAACGAATCACGTCCACCTATATCAGATGTCAATATATCTATAATTTTATGTTTAAAATCGGAATCAAGAATAACCTGAGTATCGACCTTTAGCTTGCCGCTTTTGGATTGTCTCTGTAGTGTGTTGATTGCCTTTCTAATATCTGGATATGATGCATCTACAATAGGTACCAGGTCCTTTATATCATATGTTATACCTTCCGATTCTAATATATTGACGAGTTGCTTTGCCACATCACCCTTTGATGGTGGAGTTATCGCTTCATCTTGGCATCGTGATATAATCGGTTCAATAATCTTCTGGACGTAGTTACATGTTAGGATGAATCTACAGTGGCCAGAGAACGTTTCCATCAAATTACGCAATATTGCTTGCGAATTTGGAGTAAGATAATCGCAATTATGAGTTAACGTTTGTGTATGTCCTATAAAGAAGTTGTGATTTCCTTCTACCGATAAGTCGTATACATGTCGTTTTTTGTTTAGTTTGGTTATTGACTGGATTCCAATTTTATTCATTAAATCCCACTTTTTAGTTTATTAAGTTGTTTTTTATTAACATCGTTGTCAAATTTTGATTCATCTATATATTCCATGATATTTGATTCATTAATCCAAATGAAGGAAAATATTAACTATGGTGATAAAATATGATTATATTTATGTAATTCAGATGCCTTGACTACAATACATTCACCTGTTGAATTTTCAACATACCATTTGTGGTCTGCTGTACATATCACACATTCTCCATTTTCTAATTCAATTTCATATACATCCTGGATTCCCTTATCCCATAAATAAAATGGTCTATATTCCACTTTATTTCGTTTAGTATTATATGATTTGACTAGGTCTTTATGTTCATCCAGATCCCGTATGGGTATGGATACATCCTTTCCTTTCCTGATAACGGAGACAAGAGTGTTTTCATCCAAGCATTCATCCAGAACTACAATCTTATATGGCTTAAATCCTTGGCTTGATGCGAAGTTCTTTATCTTACCACGTACCGTATCTACGTTGTTTTCATCGGAAGCGTTGATAATAATGTAATCACATTCGATTGAATTCACAATCAATTTTGACAAAGTTGTATTGTGAGATATAATACCAGATGCTGTAATGTATTCATGTGGGCTGTTTAATGCCATATCAAATACATCTGTATTTTCTGATACATCATTTTTAGATAAAATTAACTTATTACCATAAATAGTATCGACTGATTTGATGGAATCTATATGATGGAATGTCCCATTTGATTTAACAAGGTGTCGTTCATCGCACCTAATAGAAATACCATCTTCCAATGTATAAGTTGCTACGGTTCCTACTTTTCGTATCAACGCGTTAATTTGAGTATATTGGCCATTTGGTGTTTTAATTTTCAAATGTCGATCAATATCAATTTCTTCATTATAACCAAAGTCTGAATATCCGAAGAATTCAAATAATTTCGATATTGGTATTTTTAATTTAACATTCATTTATAATTTCTTTTTGTTTTGTGATATAATATTCTATCCAAGTAACTATACTAAATAATCAGATAACATATCTAGTTCATCTTCCGATAAATCTATTTCTATTTCTATAATTTCAGATGCATCCAAACATTTTCCTGTTCCCGCTCTACCATGAAATAATAGATGAGGAATATCCCCATCATCAATATATGCTTTGATACGTTCCTTTAACGGTTCATTTCCAACATACTGTTCGAGTGTAGTTGGGCGGAATTTTTCCACCCAAAGCGAATTATTAACCGGTGTGGAATCATCCACATTTTCAAAAAAACTCATTTATTATTCCTTTACATATTCATTTGATTCAAGCATCAATCTTGATGCCTTTTTCTTTCCATTTCTATTGAGCGCCTTCCAATATAAATATTTACCTTCATCATAATGTGGTTCTATATCCAAATCAGGCCGCTGATCTTTTAACTTACTGGGACTACGCGTTCCATATCTAGCATTGCACGTTCTACCAGGCACAAATGTTCCATCTATAATCAAACCATCCATTGCTCTTTTTCGTTTCCCATGAAAGTTCCAGGATGCAGCCTGATAGATCCCACCATGATGTCCCTGTGTACTATCAGCAAACGATACTATTAAATCGTGTTGTGTATTGCGTTTCAGCCATTTTAATGATTCTGATAACAGTCCTGTTAATGGTGGAATACCATCCTGCTCTGATCTGACCAGGCGTAACAATTCTATTACTTCTTCCGACCATCTAGTTGGTGGTGATGAAAATACTGCACCTGCAACACAATCACCAGGAATTTCTCCCCATGGAGATTTTCTTGGAAAATGCCAAGAAAAAGTATTTATTGAATTAACCGGGCGACCTGAATAATGAAATTCCTTAATCAGTTCAGATACTTGATCCTTTTGATTTACTTCAAACAACAGCGAAATCATTTTATCCCAAATAACTTTTTGATTGAAACCCATCGTTTTGTTTTCCTATTTTTAGGAAATTCTGAATTTGGGACTGGGTCGGTCCGGGTCAGGAGGACTGGGTCGGTATTCAAATAAATACGCATGCCTTTAGATTTAATAATAGACAACATTAATGATATTTGTTCAGATGGACAATCTTTAAAATCAAATTCACAATCAATGGATGCAATAATTTTACCATTTTTTACAAATTCATACATGTTTGTAAATGTAACTTTAGATGATGATACCACCCGTATGTTGGTGAACTCATTATATATAACATCAGACATAATTCAGTTGTAGTTAATTGCCGTTTCGTTTCCAATTGTCAATATAACCACCATCTTCCAGTAAGTCAAGCATTGCTTCATATACATAATGATTATTATCGACTAATTCACCACGAATGTATATTTCTCCATTCTGCCGAATATCAATTATCGTTTCATTTGATTGTTTAAATTCAAATACAGTTAGAGTCGAATTTGGTTCGGTGGTTCCTATTCCAAAAAACCCGGTGGGTCCTACATCATATCCACTTAATTTATTTTTATCGTCCAACATCTTTCAAATACCTCTTTTTTGCATCTTCCCATGACATTCCTATGATGTCAATGTAGAATAAAGTTTCGTCTTTCAACCTATTATCATCATACAATTTCTGATAGCGGCGTATTGCTTTCGGTTTCCACCATTTAATTGTATAAGCGTCACCTTCTATAAATTTCTTTTTCATTTTCAGTTCAGAATGTTTTATTTCATTTCGAAGAAATGATGGACCATTATCATACATCATAGCGCCGTAATACCCCCGTTGAAACCCGTGGTGATATTGAGATCCCTTAATACTAAGATGTTTAAATATTCTACTTAAAATCTTTTGCTTAATACCACTAACAGGACCGGATCTACCTGAATCCGTTCCATACATGTTTTCACCGTTTCTGTTTCTTTCTTCTGTTATTTCTGTGGTATACCATTCATTGTCATTTTCTTTCAACCATTGGTGCCACGGTTCATATACAGAATCATCTGGTTTAATTGCAATTTTGCCAGCGGTTACTCCTAATGTTTTGAAATGCGGGATTGCATTATATTGTGAATGAATTCCATACAATGAAGTTGTACCCACTGCAATTAGTTCATCACCATATTTTTCTTTCCACACATCTCTAACGGTTGGAGATGTTGCCAATGCTGCGATCAACTTCCCTCCCAGAAAGTTGAACCCAAGTGGTTGCGTTGCAACAATGGTCGTTGCAATCGTTGTGTTGTTCAGTTTCCCGTCCTTGAAGCGATTGTCTCTAGTCCAACCTATGTAATCATCCCTTACTTTCAGAGCCGTTACATCGGAACCTAAGCAAATCTGGCCAAGTATTTTATTCGTTATCCTATCCTTTACATAGAATTTCAAATTCCTACCTGGATTGGCGGAAAATTCCATCGTATGAATTAACTTTCTTACTTCAACCCATTTACTCGCATCCTTTGGATTATCTACCCATTCTACGTATGGTTCAATATTCTCTATTTCAGAAATAGTCTGTTGTAGATTTGTTATATCGGTTGGTTTCCATATATCATCAAAGTACATACCCAAGTATGATTTTTGAGGATATGTTTTTTCCAAATCGGCATTCCATTCTACCCACTTCTTATATAGAGTCTGCTCTTCAACTGTCATTGAAAAGAGATAGTCCATGTTTTCAATGAACTTTTTCTTTTCGGATTCAAATTCAAAACCAGTTACTTCTTCACCTACGTCCCAAAATGACATATTATTATTTAATTTCAACTAGAAAATATTCAGATGTGTAATCACCGCCAGTAAATGATGCAACGCAAAGACCTGCCGTTGATATTTTCAATGATGATTCCGTACTACCACGATTAGCGGATAGAATAGCCTTCAAAAAGTTAGCAGAGAACGTTATGGATTCTACATCCTTTTCAACTGTAGCATTAACTTTGATCGAAATTCTATTTGTGTTTATTGTTGAAAATCCAAGAACAATTTCATGTACACCCTTATATGATGTAAATGTAAATTTGTCAGAATCGGATAATGCACCAGTCGATTTAATAAATCTAGAAACAAATTCATCATCCAATTTAATTTCAACATCAAAATCAGGCTGAGCCTTCAAGTCTGGAACACTTGGAATTACAGCTTCTTGTGATTTCATATACCGAACTTCGGACACTTCATCATTGAAAATCAAAGAGTGGTCGTTTGCTGTAACTTTGATGTTATTATCAAGAACAGACAATAGAGATTTAAGTTGAGATGTTGTGTATATTCCATATCGACCATCTGGCATTGTTTCATCCTTCATAGAAACAGAACCAAGTAATGTTTTATCATCCGATATCATACGTGTTGATACATTTTCACCATCAACGTTGATCATTACTGATTCAACGGCGCCGAGCAAACTGTACCTATTCAAAAACCCTTCAAATTTGGTTTTATTCATTTTTGTGTAACCTTTATTTATTAGTTAAATGAGAAAAACTTATCAGCTGTTGTTTCATCGCTAATCAACTTTCCCCAATTTAGTGTATCGTAAAACTGTTGTAGTTTTGTTTCCAATTCTTTTTTAAACATAGTATCTCTATCAACATATGTGTTGATTATATCCATTATTTCTACAGGATCGGAATTTCCTTTAAATGCTATAGCATCTAACCCATATGGATTGTTTTTTAAATATATCCACTTTATCTTATCACCTTGCTTTATCGGTTCATATTTAAATGCACAGTTAAAATGTTCTAATAATGTGTTATACGCAAATGATGCTTTAATATGTGCCGGCGTCGATTTTTTAAACTCAAACAGTCTGTTCTTATCACCTACAATATACTCATCCCATTTGTTCAGACCTGAATTCTTTGCAACATCCGATGGAGATGATTCGTATAAGTGATTCTTAAATATAACTATCTTATCCGTTATCGATTCACGCGATTTATCATTTAAAATTTCTGTTAGGATTTCAGCCATAAACGATCTAAATAGCTTAGGATAACTTGATCTAACAGAATCCAACCCTTTAACATTTAGTTCATCTGTTTTCTTTCCCTTATTGATAATAAGCCACTGTGCATACCGTTTCTTTGTAATAAAAATAGCCCGTCGGGCGACGGTTTCCTTTTTAATTTCAAACCTATGTTTGTTCACATTAAAGAATCTCTTTGACATTTGATCATAAAATTCATTGATATGGTCTTGCATTTCTTGAGCCAATTCAAATACTTCATGTGCAATTCGTTCGTTATCCCATTCATCATAATCAGAATGTCTATGCTTTAATATAGGTTCAACGTGAATATACAGAGAATCTGTATCCACATATTTGACATGCCCCGATGTCATTTCTACTTCTCTGTTGTATTTCAAATTAGCCACACGTTCACTGTTCAAAATAACATCCTGACCGGTTGCGGTAACAGCAAGTGCATTGTCTACATCATAGAACCTAAAAACTGGCAAACCAAGAACACCATACAATGAGTTAAGAAGAGTCTTTTGAATTAATTGCCTCCTGTTAAAGAATTTGTATTCTTCTGAATCCTTATCATATTCTTCTAACTTATTTTGATACTCTTTACGTTGATCAAACCATGTTTCAAGAATTTCGGGAATACATCCACGGATATCCTGTCGATACATAACACCATTAGATGCCACCGAAATATTCATTTCTTCTAATGTATCTCGTAATTTCTTATCAGTCCAAGTATTACCGCCGATCTTCCATTCAGTATCTATTCCCTTAACAAAAGTCTCTACATCCCAATTCGTTATTCTTCCCAATTTAGTTTCAGGACTAATGTTTAAGCTCATAATGATTGATGGATATAGAGAAGTTAAATCCAAATCATATATCCAATTGTACTTACCTGCAATTGGTTCTTTAACAAATGCACCCGAAAATCCCTTTTCTCCCGATTCTTTCAGTTCCTTCATTTTAGCCTGTGCATTTTTCATTTTATTACAGGCTACCATGCGTTTCGACTTAAGAAATGTTAATACAGCACCTTCTAAATATTTTGATGAATAAACAATTTCTTCATACGGAACATGTCCAGCGTGGCAAATACCACGGGCCAAGTCAATAAATTGTAATTTTTTATCTAAACCAACTACCAATTCAACATCAACAATGTTATATTCAATGAATTTTTCAATATCATCACGTTTCAGTTCATCAAGATTTCCATCATACTCTATTTTTCCACGCCCAAGTTCTTTTCTGGAAATAGCGTCCAATGAATATGATGCTTCTTGTGTATATGTGAAGTTTTTATACAGTAACATATAATCTAAAGAGCTCACACCTGCGATTTGATATTTGTTCTTAAACGTTGAATATGATACTTCTCCTATTTCTGATAATCTATTCGCATTTGTTGTACCACATACATTCACCAATCTATTATATAGATAAGGTACATCAAAATTGTCAGAGTTCCAACCTGTTATAATCGTAGGACGAACACCTTCCCAATATGATATAAAATTCAATAACATATTGTGTTCATTATCGAATCTTCTAATTTCTCGATTGTCTGATATGTTGTCGTCTATTTCATTCTTATCATCCACAACAAAAACAACATATGATTTTGTTATTGAGTCCTGAGCAGCTATTGATGTTATTTCATTTTGTGCTTCCCTTATATCTGGGAGGCCGGTGATCATTTCCACTTCTATATCAAATGTAAGAACAGTATGATTTTCGGAAGGTATATCACTATCTTGATATAGATCAACAAGAACACGAGTAGTTAAATTTACATCATGTTCAAATAATTCACTTTCGTCGACACCAGCCCATTCATATACCTTTCTACACTTATCACCGTAAATACTTGTGTATTCACCATCCGGATCTTTTTGATAACAATACCTATCAAACTTAAATTGAGAAAACCCCTTTTGGTCATCCCAAAGATTAACTATATTACCACGCTTCGTTCTTTTTATAAAAATGTTCTGGTACAATTATTACCTCTTATATTAATTTATAGTCTTAGACTATTTCACAGTTACCGGCAGCGCAGGCTAACTCTCCACTTAAATCTGTATTATCTTCTACTTCAATAATATTAGTAAGTTCCACTCCTGACAATGATTTCATCATTTCCATATATTCGGATTCTGTACATTCTTCAAATGGAGCCTGTACATAGCTATGATCCGAATCATCATACGGTAAACAACTCAGCCCATTGAATTTTCCCTTATTTTTCCACATCCAATCTGCCACCATACCCCATTCATTTTCTTTTATTGATACCGTTGCTGACACATTGTGTGTATTTGCTCCCTTTCTATGTCCAGAAGCGACCCATTGAGTATTCCACCTTGCTACTCTTTCGAGAAAGTCCATTGTTGTTTCTTTCTTCCGAGTAACAGCAGTATCTGGAGCCTTTTGGGGTATTCCAATAACCGCCTGTTCGGTTGGTCGGAAGTATTCATCTTCTACCAATTCAGGATGATTTTGTTCCAAATATTGATATATTGCTTCATTTTTTCCAACACGAATATGTCTTATATAATATTCAGAGTGCCACGCGTGAATTCCGGATGAACATCCAAGAACCAAGCTGGACGTATTATGCACCACATTTCCATTTTTCAACTGATAGCTGTGTGTGTTTTGTACTTCTACATCTACCGTAAATCTTCTCTTTCCTTTTTTTACCGAACGTACCCGCATCTACTTCTCCAATATAATATGTGTATGTATGGTAGTTTTTGAATTTTCCACCACCATTTCTTTGTTTTTTTTTAATCCTTCTTTTAAATATCCAAAACAGTCGATTTCGCCGTAGAATATGACTTTATTTCATCATTTTCTTGTAGTTCATCCGCACGCACCCACCCACGATTCTCTACCAAAAATCTATGATTTGGAGTACAAGCAATAACCGAGCCATCTTCCATTTCAATATCAAAAGTATCTTCCATTCCATTTACATACAATTGTGTAATTTCTTGATATTCGTTGTTCATATCAAGAGCATATATTTTTTCTGTTACTGGTAAAAATAGCGCATCAACATCGTTCAATTTATCTAAATCATATCCATTCAATTCAAACAATTGTTCAAACGATATTACTCCCTTTGATGTTTTGATTTTGGTAGATGGTATCATACATCCACTTGGTTTGACTGTTGTGGTTCTGGCAGCGGAATTGATTCCTATTAAATTTGCTACTCTTTTGTTTTCAGATAATACTTCTTTGGCCGCTTCTTCCAAGTCCAATGGGAACACAACACCACTTGCAATTCCGGTCATACCAACACCAACCAACGCTTCTTTTTCAGTCGTACGTTTCCAAATATCACGCAAATAGTGAAAATCGGTATATCCAGCCTGTAATGTTCCAATAAATGCTGCTACCCGTACACGTTTATTCAAATCATGCTGATCACTAACGTTAGATGCGTTTACTTCTGTAAGATTGCAGAACTGGTTTGACCGTAGTGCGATTTCAGCACAATTATGAACCAATACACCATTTGCAAAGAAATTATGATTGTCGGCAACTGCGACATCATAAACATCTTCATTTTTACGTATTTTTATTTTTTTAATTCGGCCCTGGGCTGTCTTAAATTGGGCCATTTTTCTTTCTCCTTTTTGTAATAATACAATTTCATCACTTTCCACCAATTCCGAAGCTTTTATGTATTCTCTATTTACTGTGTAGACTAGGTGATCTGGTGTTAATTTTAACATTTCTCCGGATTCCAATTCCAATTCTACAATAGAGGCGGTCCGCCTAGTCATTTCCGACCCCAATAGTTCTTTCCATTCAGGTATATTGGTAGTTGTATTATACGAAAGAATTTCCATCGTTGAATCAACAGGAAGCGCATTATACAATGATACTAATTCATCCATCCGTATTAAGGAATGATTTGATGTTATAGAATTACGTATAATGACTTCAGAATCTCCCGTCAAACACGGGTTCGTTCCCATATCCTTATCATGTGAAAAATACACACCTGGTTCACCTGAACCGCTTTTCTTTACACGCTCCCAAAATGCTAAGAATTCATTCTTCTTTACTCTATGTCGCATAATAACAGCTGAATTGTTTGCGCGGCCTCTATGTGGGTTCAATTCCCACCAGTTACCAAACTTACACGTCGCCATTACTTCATCATCAAACGAAAACAATGATATCAGCGCTGCCCTTCGGATTCCGCCTGCTAATACAGCATCGGCAATAAAACAAATAATATCATGAACTTCTAATGTAGATAATCTATCTCCATCTTCCTTTGTATCAAGAATCTTTATAATATTATGTACACAATCTTTAAGCGGTTGCGGTCCTGGTGCCTTTCCACCCGATGTTACCAATTGTGCACCCTTTGGTCTAATATCGGAATAATCAAAAACAGGCGTCGATTTTCCTTCAAAATAAGCCCGCATCAAAACCTTAATAGTATCAGCCCACCCTTCGATAGAATCTCCGATTAGGAAGCGCCTATTTCTATTGGGATTGGGTTTTCTTATTTCAGGTAATTTATCTACATGGTGGTACTGTACTGAATATCCGACTCCAGTGCCGCCCAATAAAAGAAACATTGTTTCACTAAAAGCTCTCCAATCATCCATTGGTAAATATGCACAATTGTAAACCCTATTTGGGCTAATCTCTATTGGCTTTCCTCCAAATTGAAGGCTTCTCATTGATGGTAAAACTTTCTTGTCGTAAACAAATTTATAAGCTTCACGTATTTCATCTTCCAATTTTGGGTATCGCTTAATATGCATTTCCATATTTCGTGTAACCAATTCATCCCATGTCTCTCTTCTACCAATTTCTGGCTTATGCTTTGCGTATTTCATATACACCGTTATGTCTGACAAAATCTCGTTGCTTATATTCATATGTTTCTCTATTAAAAATCAATTGGGTAGTAATAAGTAGGATATATACTGCATTTATTTTACCCAATTACATTAATTCTTTATATTTTTTTGATAAATTCTGGCGTTCTATGTTCTTGCCATTTTGCGAACTCCTTTCTGCCAGTACAGCACCTGTTGTATTAGGTGAATGTATTTCTATATGGCCGTTCGATAAGTCCATATTTGAATGTAACGTTAACCCATCAGGACCCAATCTATTCTTAACAATATGAATCCTAGCAGTATTTGCTATCTTATCCTTATCCTTTCTACTAGCTGACATAATAAAATCACAGACCATTGCCTTAGCGTATGAATCCGCAATTGCAGATACTCTAATAACTTCATCATCTGTACCATCACGGTTTACCTGAGATGCAGTCCAAACTGGTATACTTAATTCTCCACCCATACCACGAAGTTCTTCATATATAGTACCAAGTTCTTCATACTTACTATCAGCCGTCTTAAACGAAGGCCGGAGAAGGTCGGCATAATCCACTATAACCAAGTCGGGGCTGACGCCTGCAGCCTTGGAGCGTTCTATATGAGATATTATAGTACGGACTGATGCACTCTTTGTTGGATATATTTGTAAAATAAGATTTCCAGGAAGAGACTGAATCGTGTGGATAATCTTGTCTTTATTATCCTTGTGTTTCTGTGAAACTATTCCTGAAAAAATGCTATCGTATCGTTCGGCCGCGAGACGTTCACCGTTTTCAAGTGAATAATGAAATACAACCTTTCCCCGTTTAATAGCTTCTGCTGCAATTGCACCAAGGACCCAAGACTTTCCGCCGCCTGTGGGTGCGAGTATACATCCAATTTCACCTGGACCCAACCCACCATCCATCAAATCATTGATAACATCCCATGGGGTAGCTATAGTATCTCTATTGTTTTCATCATTCATTCTAGATTCTACGTTTGCTATATAATCATACCCCAAACCACCCTGCTGTCCCGCTCTAAGTGCTACATCAATTTCTGCTCGTATTTGTTCATAATTTCCCGATTCCATCAAATCAACTGATTTCATGATAGCGGACTTCATCTTTTGATTTTTACAAAAGTCGGTAAACTTTTCTTTTACAAAATCTAGATCGTTGGCAGTATTAAACTTCCAAGCTTCTCTAAGATTATCAGTAATCGACTGTTTTAATGTTTCACTTTCTACAGATACTAAGCTTACCTTGAAAACATCAAGAGACGGTGGTACTCCAAATTTAACAAAATACTTCTTTATTTCATCAACAATCCACTTATTTGCATTACTTTCAAAATAATCAACAAATAGTATATCATCGACATTTGATAGAAACTTACCATCTAACATCAAACATGATATTACCTTAGTTTGAAATGAAGAACCAAATTCAGATAATGTATCTCTCTTTTCTGTCATTTTCTATAATAATCTAATGTACCAAACGTTGAATTCAACCAGCCAATAGGGTCGGCAAACCCATTTGATATTTTTTCACGATTAAGAAATCCTATGAATTCACTTTTATTTAATTCAGTAATGTCTTCTCTAAATCTACTTTGTATTTGCAATTTCAGCTGCCCATTTACATCAACATCTGACAATTGCATTAACTTGTAATTTCGTTCCAATATATCAACATTGTCTAATACCGTATCATAGAGTTTTATTTTTCCTTTCTTATTTTCAGCATGAGATACAATTTCATCAACTGTTATTGTATCATCCGATATTATCGCTGGAAATCGTTTAATTATAGATTTCAAACCAGCACCTTGTATTCCTGCTATATTGTCTGACTTGTCACCATCCAATATTCTATATGTGAGAAAATTATGAGTGGGAATGCCGTATTCAGAAAAAACAAGTTCTTTGGTGTATAACTTTGATTTAGTTGGTGACCACACCATACAGTCATCACCCACCAATTGTAAAAAGTCATTGTCAGATGACATTATTATAGACTTTTCATCACACATCCTATTTGATACATATGCCATTACATCATCGGCTTCCACTGCATCATATAACATAACAGTGACAGGCAATGATAACAGCATTTCAGCGAGCAAAATGATTTGGCGGCGTTTGGACTCCTGTTCATCTTCGTCATTTAATTGTTCATATATGCCACGATTTACTCGTAACTTATTCTTTCCACGATTGGATTTATACTCCGAATATACTTTCTTTCTTGATCGGGATGAATGCTTTCCATCGAATACGATAACAACTCTAGTTGGATTTAACTCTCTAATTGCATATCCAATGGATTTAAGAAACCCAATCACACCGCCAATGTGTTCACCATTATCATTTAAATTTGGTACTACCGACCAACATCTAATGAAAGTATTCATTCCATCTACAATAAGAACGTTTGAATTCTTATTTAATGTACTTGTATTGGATGTATTTGATGTATTTGATTGTAATTCTTTAAATAGTTCATAGTATTTAGGATTTAATTTCAATCGTCATCCTCATCTCTTTCCTTTGAAATGTTTCCATTTACTATTGATTCTTCTCGTTTAATATAATTCATGATAACGGTGTTGCATATTAAATCATATATAGATTTTCTAAGTTCGGTATCTTCTTCTAATGTAGAAACAAAGTCCTTAACTTGAAATTTCCATTCTCGTGTAACTTCTCCTGTTTCGGTATCTACAACTTCATATGTATACCAAGCTCCCTTTTGAATCAACAGCTTAGCCTTTTTCAATACATTAAACCAAGATCCATAGTTATCAATGCCGCTGTTAAATAATATATCAAATTCAATATTCCGTTCTGGTGGACCCATTCTGTTTTTAATAATAACAGCCTGTGTCGTTAATCCAACCACACTATCTCCTATATCACTCTTTACCTTTAACTTTCCTTTCTTTTTAAGTCTAAGCCTAACCGATGAATGGAATTGTAGAGCCTTACCCCCACTTGTAGTATAGGGATCACCAAACATTGAACCAAGTTTCATTCTCAATTGATTTGTAAACACAAGAGTAATCTTCTGTCTACCAATCATATTCGTTACTTTACGCATTGCTTTTGATAGGATAATAGCCTTACCTGTTGACCAACCGTCCTTCGTATAATCAGATGATTGTTCGAGTTCGGTTGTTGCCCCTGCTACTGAATCAACTACAACAGTTACCAACCTATCGGGTGCCTTTTCTCTGATTTTAGCGATAATCGTTTCTATCACTGCAAATATCTCTTCTACAGTATCAACATTTACATACACCAAATCAATGAGATTCACACCAATAGCAGTCAAAAATGGATTATCTACCGCCGTCTCGGTATCTATCAAAACAGCCACTCCTCCCTTCTTTTGAGTTTCAGCCAATAGGTGATATGATAATAAGCTCTTTCCAGATTGCTCTAGTCCAGTGATCTCCGTAATCCGCCCAACGGGGATTCCCCCGTTGGGTCGGTTGGAAATGGCTAAGTCAAGCATATCACATCCAGTTGAAATCCAATCACCAACATTAGTCGGTGCATCCAAATCGGTAAGAGAATA